CGCGAAAAAGCGGGCGGGAGGAAATATCACAGAATCGCAATTCAAGGTGGGAGGGCCTTAAACTGTTTTTCCAAAAATCTCCCCCGGAGAAATATCAAAGACCGCCGCGATGTAGGGAGGGGGTGATTTTTTCACGACCCCCTCCCCTATGCTTAACAACAGTCCTTAGGCCGAAATAGCCTGTTTTTCTTTTGTGTTTGCAATGTTTTCATGCAGATTTGCATTGTCATCGCTTTTTACTTTCTTGTAAATGTGAAAGAAATCGCAATCGATAATCGAATCAATTGCTTTTTCAATGGCAATGCTTTGTTCTTCGTCTGTCAATTCATCGTTTCCAGAAACATGAGCAAGCAAACCACACGAATTGTATCCATGCGTGACATCCCAAAGCCACCATTTAGTGAAGTCATCAAATGGATTGTAAGGATTGTCAAACGTGGTCAACATACATTGAGCCATAGTAACTCCACCTCCTCTCACAGATACTTAGCCACAGTCGACGGCGAAATGCCTAAGCTCTCAGCGATCTGAGCATTTGTATAACCAGCAGCAGCGCGAGACCGAATCAATGCTTTCTTAGCCGCACTCAGTTCGGTAGTGGCACGAGGCATTGCACGCGCACGCAGCTTATCAACATCTGTATTGTCGAGAATCTTACACAATACGTTGTCACTGATAGCGCCTGCTTGAATAGCCTGCCATTCACGGTCACTAATTTCAATTGCCGTGCGCTTAGCACCTACCTCATTACGGGATGCTACAATGGCCTGCTGAGACACCTTTCGCAGCATTTTCTTATCATTAGCCAACTCAGGGTCCTGTGCCATCTTCTCCTTAATGCGAGTGTTAGCAAGGGCCTGAGCTTGACGTTCGCGAGGCTTATTAGCCTCAGCCAGATTCAGTGCGGCGTTCAGTCGTTCGACCTCAGGTGCATAAGCTTTCTTAGCCGCGGCATCGTACTTCAGGGTACCGGTGGCCTTCATTTCCTTACGGGCGGCATTGGCCATGCTCTTGAGGTAGTTAGCATAGTCGGCATAAGCCAGCTCAGCACGGGACCGATAGTCGGACACCAAGGAGTATGCGTCATTGGTTTCTGCCATCTTGGTAGACTTTTGCTGGCGCATCTTCTGTTTGGTAACTACTTCGCCGGTTCTTTTATTGACCCGGGTGGTAGTATAGTACAGGTCATCCGCCGTGCTATACAGCTTCTTACCTTCAGGTTGCGTCGGGTCGTACGCGTCCTCGCCCTTAACCTTGACACCCGGAAGATTGACGTATCCGCTACCCTGACGTTTGGGCACAGGTTGATCGCTTTTAGCCATCGTAATAAGAGTCGATGCACCCTCATGATACTGACCGTTAGCATCCAGATGGCCCTGATACTTACGTTTAAGCTGGGCGATGCCATTGTCAACCTCAGATTGCTTATAATCAAGCTTGTGTTTTTCAGCATCAATGACGACCATTGAATGGCGAACTGCTCGTGCCAACTCTGGTGGGGTTGCACCTTTCAGAGTCATGTCCATGATAAGATTCGAGACAACGCCCATCTGTTTTTGAGTGTTGTCTTTTGTCATCAACTGCACATGATTCGGATTGCCCTCAGGAATCTTGTACTCGAGCTTAGGGTCGAAGCCTTTCAAGCCCTCGAGTTCGGGAGTTGAAGTGATCTTAATCTTATTCTTACCATTAGTAGGGATAACCATAACGGTATCGCCGTCGAAGTCTGCGCCAGACAAACGGTCCGCAACAGCCTTGTTAATGCCGACAGCATCCTTAGGATTTGTGCCCATGACCCGCTTGCCTTCGGCATTCTTGTTGTTGACTTTCAGAATGGGAATCTCAAACGTGCCACCATGCGGGTAGCGAACAAGAGCAACCATTTCGCCGTCTGTATAGTTGGGCGCGTAAATCTCATTGTCCTTGACAGAAGTAAGAGGCAGAATGACCTGATACTTCTGTCTAGGAAGGGCCGCAGCTTTCAGAGTGACGGCCGCTTTATCACAACCGTCTGCGAAATCTTCAAGCAACTTTCGTTTAATGGTAGGGTTCGTCAACGAGCACAATTCGTCAAATTCAAGCTTGCGGTCCTCTTTAGACAAGTTGAGCTGGCGTTTAATCAGAGACTCGGACTGTTTGGCGAGGAACTGAGACGGAACCTTGTCAGCCCATTCGCCCCAGTCACCTTCATCAGCACGTTTATTGGTAGCTCCAAGAGATTGGCGTTTTCCAGTCTTAGGGTCAACATACTTGCCTTTAGGGTCATCGTAATAATACTGACCACCCTTTTCTTTAATAAGAGAACCAAACGGATTGTCCACATCGATTTCGCCGGTATTGGTTCTCTTCAGAGGTTTTAGAACTTTCTCCATAGGTGTGCCGAGCGACTTATTCGTGTTAAAACGAATATCGATACCTTTCGGAAGATCGTCAGCGTAGACTGCCATGCCTTTAAGATAGTAGGCACCATCGACCATAATGCGAACCTGAGCATAATGGGAGTCGCCCAAGCTCAAATCTTTAACGCCACGACGAAGTTCAATCACGCCATCTTTATCAACGCCGCCTTCCTCGGCGTAATTGATAATTAAGCGTTTGGAGCTCACGCTTGTGGGATACTCGAACGGCTTATGAAAAGTGTCGCCGTTGTCGTATGAAATGGTGTAATCGCCAACAGAATGAATCTTGCTGGTGTCGTAAATATCTTTGTATTCCGTACCTGGAGGTGTAAGCACCTGCAACGTTGTCTTCTGGTTCGGGTTTGTGACCTGAGGAATGCGGCGTTTATAGGTGAGATAACCTTCCATCTCAAGAATATAAAGGGCCTGGTCGAGCTTGTTACGGGATACACCAAGCTCACGCTCAGCGCCGGCGCCGACATCCAAATATCCTTTGGTGTCAATCAACTCTTTCAGCTTCTCTGCCGTAGCCGAGGACTGCTTCATGCGTTCCTCAGCTTGCGCATTCAGAAGTGACCGAACCGAAGAATCATTGTTGAAGCCCATGATTTCAGCAATCTCGTTCAGAGACTTCCCTTCGTCGCGGAGCTTCTTGGCCTGAGACACCTGCTGCATACGGCGCAGACTCTTGGCGTAGGAAAGCTGAACACGCAGCTTTGTAGTGCTAGTGCCCATCTCTTCAGCAATGTCTTTTTCGGAATATCCTTTTTTCTCCAATGCTTCATAACGGGCCAGCAAATCGTCCCCACGCTGATACGGATTCTCGCCGGAACCAAGAGGATAGCGGCCCGAACCACGGCCAGGAGCGCCGTCCATCTTGCCAACACCGTAGTGCGCGATAACATCGTCCAGGGATGGTTTGTCTTCAAACATGGTTAGCCCTCCATTTCTTTGATATGATTTACAATCTTGTCGGCCTCGATAATTTTCTTGGTAATGACCGTAATATCATTGGCTTCCGGCTTGAGCACAACGATATCGTCATTCTGATAGATACGAAGTTCCATATCAATATCCGTCGGTTTGATACCATACTCGAGGCAGAACAGCGCAGCGTAAATCATCAGCTGCTCCATGTGCGCCGGCACCTTACCGGTCTTCAAATCATGGATGCGCAAAAGATCGCCGCGCATATCAATGGCGTCAGCGGTACCAAAGCAATTCTGCGAGTAATATAGAACCTGCTCTGGCTTCAGGTTGTAACCGATAGCGTCATTGACATACATGTTCAGAGTTTTGCGAGATTTCGGAAGCCGCTGACGAAGTTCGATGCATTCAGCGGCAAACGCATGAAGTTTCGTGCCCATTTGTACAGCTTGGGCGGCGCGGTAAGCTTCTGCAATTTTAGTAGCATCGTAATTGAGCCAATGGTACTTACTCGCCCCGAGAAAAGCGTGCTGGCCTACAAGATTGGAATGATTGTTGAAGTTCATCTAAAACATTCTCCTTATTTTCCGGATAAACAAATCGAGAGAATGACATTTCGTTCATCCTCTCGACATAGTAATCTTGATTTGGTTGGTGGCTCGCCTGCTTCGCTTTTTTACATTCAAGAGCTGCCCAACGCCCTTCGTATAAAACTAAAAGGTCAGGAATCCCTTGAATGTAATTTGGGTCATTCTTTAAGACCATACAGCCCGGGAAGCGTTTCTTCAGATCGTTAATTAAACCTTTCTGAAAAGCACTTTCTTTTGCCATAAGTATCCCCTTTCGGTTCAAAAGGCAATATACCGTGATTTTTTCAAGGTCCCGATATATTATCTCTTCTCTCATAATACCCTATGAAATTTTCGCGAAGCAAAAAAAAATAAAAAGGGCCCGCGCTTTGGTGTTAGCGCAGGCCCATGGGTTTCAATAAATATCAATCGTCATCAGAGAAGGCATCCTCGAAGTTGGTTCCGAAGTCGTCTTCATAAGAAGCGGCCTCTGTCGGATGACCGCCCCATTCTTCAATTTCCCAGTCGGTAATAGTCCATCCACATTCAGGACACTTGAAGTATTCATCCTCATCGTAATGATCGCACTGTACATGACAATGCGGGCACCATTCCTCACCGGTTGGCAGGAAGTCTTTCATGTGGACTCGCTTGACTTCCACTGTTCCGTCAGGCCCATCGAGAACATGAACTTCTTCGCCGCGGTCATTCTTCACGACTGTTTCCGTAATGTCCGATTTCTTGTTTTTCTTGAATCCCATTTGTAACCTCCTTGTGTATTTCCTAGGATGGCTCCATTATACAGGATATAAACCATCTACCGCAAGAAGGAAATTGTAAACTTTTATTTTACATACCGCAAATCCTCCGCACTGCATCCGAGCGCTCTCACAATTTTATCGAAAGCGTAGTAGCTTGGAACACTTCGTCCGTAAGTGTAATTGCAAATTTGGCATTGCCTCAAACCTGTCGCCTCGGCAAGGCCTATCTGGGTAAATCCTTTCCGTGCCATAACTCTTCGAAGCAAAATACCAAACACACGCCCGGTCTGCTCTTTAGTCATGATGTTATCATCGTCAGGCAGACGTGTAGTTGTTTGATTGAGTGAATCGAATAAGAACACCTTTCTATCCGGTAATTCAATCAAGAGTGCCATCGGTGCATACACTCGATAGCTGGCAACTTTTTTAAACAGTAACGGAAAGTACGCTCTTGCTTCCTCAAGCAATTCGTTTGCGCATTTTTCGTCGTCCATTGGACTATCTCCTTTCCGAATCACAAAAAAGTGAAAAAATTACGTTTTTCATTTATATATACTCAAATATATAAAATTTTATATATTTACACCTATATTAGATAAAAACCTATAATTTTCACTTTTTTGTGATTTTTTGGCCATTTTTAGCCCAAAAGTGTATTACATTTGGGTTAGTGTATTACAAATTTTGTGATTTCGCTTCAAAACTGTCTTAAAAAATGTAATACATGTAATACACGTAATACACTTTTTGCTCATTTTGTAATACACGTAATACACTTTTTTCATCCGGCTTTTTCGTTTTTGTAATACAGTTCAAGCGCTTCGCGGACGACTTCGGACTTCGATTTTCCGGTTTTTGTGCTTGAAATAATCAGTTTTGCACGGTCTTCTTTCGGCAATCTGACCGTGATTACCGAGCTGTTTGCCATTGATTTTCACCTCCTATCCGGCCTGTTACTGTCCCCGATGAACACCATATCGTATATGATTTCTGGTCCATAACGATGCCTGACTACCGAGAGCACAACGTTCGGATATTGTCTGAGTGTAGCTTTTTGAAAATCATTTAGGCGTTCACACATGATATATCCAATTCCATTGATCGACTCATGGTCATCATCTGGCTTCCATACACATGGAGTTGATTTGAAATATCCGCTGGGGCAAATGCCGTTCAATGTCTCGAGGTCAAGCTTATGGTCAATCGACATCTCAGTTCTCCTTACAGGATAGGAAGTCCTTCATCATCAAATCATATTTCTCAGAGCATTTAGGACAGAAATCCATATCATCATGTTTAGTCCAGCCGACAGCGCCCTCGAATCCATCAGCAGTAATATGAACCATCATTCCATCACGGTAAGGTCCGCTGCCGATGTACTTGACAAACTTATGTTCACCGCAACGTTCGCAATAATACATTTCACCAAGAACGTTCATACCGGAATCACCTGCACTTTCGCAAGGTAATCCTCACAAATAATATCAATCCCAATCCCAAGCTGGTCCATATAATTTTGTATGCCAACATACGAATCAGAGCTGAGAAAATTGTCGAACTCATGCTCAATTGTCTGCATTCCATCTTTTTTAACGCAAACCTTCTCATGAGCACACGTTTCACATTTGCTTTTAATTTTAACAATCATGATTAGCGCACCTTCACTTCCCGAACGTAGTCCAAACAAGTAAACGTAATGCAGGTATTCATTCCTTCGAGCACGTCCTCAATCGGAGCGTCATATTTCTCGGTAAGACTATCTACCGTACGAGTAATCATATTGCTGTATGCCGATAGTTTTCGACATACATTTTTGTGACTGCACATGTCACAACGAGTACAGTTATCGATGGTCATAAATTTCCCCTTTCATAGAAAAAGAGGACGCCATGTTCCAGACGTCCAGATTTTGTTAGCGAAACATACTTTCCAAAGCCAGTCCAATGATGTATATCATCCAAATTACTACAAATACAGGAAACGGAGCATCAGCCAGATAGAGAATCGCCGCAGCAACAGCAAACATAATTTCACCTCATTTCCCGGAGTAATCGGAAAGAACGAGTTCGCCATGCACAGGCCGATAGATTGCTGCATCATGGGTGCCAAACCGAATGAATTTTCCAACATCAGGGCCCGCAATAACGAACGCTTCGGCCTCAAATATGGAAAAGTCAGCTTCTCGGTCAGTGTAGCGGTTCTTGACTTTTGTAGGTTCGACCAGCTTCATTGCAATATTCCCTCGGAAATCATATTCAAACATTTCGTTTGGCCCGATTTCAGAGAAAGTTACAGATTTTGGTGTACGATTATCCACAACCTCCATTATTTACTACCCTCCTCTTTTCCGGTAATCAGCTCACTGTACGGCAGCACCTCAATCCAATCGCAGAGGGTGTGCCACTCGTCGAGCTTGTGGTTCCGACGGGATTTGTAAATGTTCGCCAGCACCTCGTAATTCAGCATGACAGTTCGCTTCTGATCGTAGGAACTGGGGAGAAGCTGAATCATCTGCCACCAATAGTCCTTTACATGCTCTTTTGCATACTGGTCGCCAGCTTTTGCTTTTTCTTGGTATTCAACATACAGTTTCCGAGCATTATTGAGCATATCGATTATCGCGTCAAGAACATCAACAGGCTCCAACACTTCGGGTCCATATTCAATCCAGCAGTCGTGCTCGGGTCCGCTGTACGAATTCAACAAGTGTTCGCACGAGAAGTCCTCTCGAGTAAATTCTTTCTCGGCAATCTTATGCATCGTAGAGCAGGAATTGGCCACCGTACCCACCTTGTATGTATCGAACTCCTTCCACCAATACAGCGGCGCCGTAATATCAAGATAGACGGTAATCATCCGCATGAACTTACGATGGTCTGTGCCGGTCTTGGCCAGCTGGGTCATAAGCTTTTGGTCGTTGGGGCCGATAACTATATTTTCACCTAATGGCAACGTGCAATAATCATCCAAGACTAACTCGTATGCATCGCATGAAGAACACTCGCCATCGCAATCAACAATGCGACTATCGCTCTTCTCCCATGAGTTCATCGGGTTCCGCATCCCACGAATCGCATGTTCCCAACCAACGACCTCAGCGTTTTCAATTTTCAGCATTATTATCACCTCCAAGTTCTATGAGTTTATCGATTACGTGGTCGAATGCATCTTCAATGGTTTCGGCAGTCAGATCGATATTCTCGTATGTGGCGATATTCGCAACCATCATTTTGTACAGTGTTTTTTTCGCTCGGGATAAACGCAAAAAGTACGAGTGCAATTGCCAATGGAACAATGCACTTTTGGGCCCAATTTAAAAATTTAGCGCCCACTTTATAATTATCGCTGTCTTCACCACCTCCATAATTGAATGCTTCTCCAATATGGAAAGCACCAACAAATAAAAACACCAAACATACTATGATAAGCATAATGGCAGCAATGATAGCGAGAGCTTTCGCAGTGTCCGAGACGCTACACCAATAAAACAACATGGGGTTAATTACATGAGTCATTTCGAATTCCATCCTTTATTCATAATCTTCATAGCTCGGTTCCAATTCTTTTTGCGGGTTTTCTTTTTACCATGCAGCGCTAAATGGATTACTCTTTTATTTTTACATCCAACCAACGCGAGTACGCAGAAATCAGTTCGTCCGAGCTTTCAAACAGTGACTCCCACAGTTTTAAATCGTTTGGCAAAATTTACTCACCTCCGTATACCAAATCGTCGTCACGCCATAGGTTGTGGAGTAAAACGACCTCAGCATTTTCAATTTTAATCATTTTTTGTTTACTTCTTTCACTCGGTAAAATCCATACTTATCGGCTTTCTTATTGATTTCATTCACAATATCGTCTTCATTAATATCGTAAATTCGAGCAACCACCGAAGACGATACGAGTACATGTGCGATTTCTTCGATGAGTCGTTCTTTAGAGTCTGGGTAACCTCGTTTTGCTTTAGAGCACGCCTGAATAAGTTCAGCACATTCCTCTTGCAAAATATCAGTTTGAGTCTCAGAACCAAATTCTGCAATACACTGAAGCACAAAGCCGCTAAGTCTTTTATTGTCAATCATTGCTTATTCTCCTTTCAAAATGCATAACGAAACTATTCTTTGAGCTTCTGTTTTACGTCATCGCCTTTGCTAAAGTTGATGTTGATAAAGAAGCCATACTCATCGTTTACCATATACGATAGAGTCATTCCTGCTTTTAACAGTTCAATATCTTTCTCGGTAATAGTAACAAACTCGTTTCCAAAACAAGACATATTTTCTTTTACTTCGGATTCATTATGGCAAACAACAAACTCATTATCAGAATCGTCTTCACCTAAAAATTTCCTTAAGACATTCATTCTATTCCTCTTTATACCGTAAAATTTCTATCAACAACTCTTACGTCAACGTCGCTCGGCGCACGAAGGACATGCACATATGGAGGCAACACAATAACGCCTTCCGATCTCTGTCGGATGATTGATTGCCGAAATTCTTCAAGCTTTTCAGGATTCAATGCGATTGTAGCACGAATGATAATCAATTCATCATTCATAAAATATCACACCTCCACTTTATCCGGCGTAAACACCATCTCGATGACCAAAACTTTTTCTCCGTTTTTATGAATAACTCGATGATTGAAGTCGAGCCAGGAAATACCCATCTCCCAGTCCCACCCCATATTGTCGCCATCCGCGAGACCACACAGACCAAGAAATTCATAAAAGTCATTGACCGTAACGGCATCACCAAGAGCCCAGTTCCGATTTAGGTGGTACTCTGCCTGCAATACATGCTCAATGGTCGAATCAAAATATCTATTGGAGAACTCGTCATAGAACGTGTGAATGGGTTCGTCTTCAGATACACCCTCGAAATCCAACGTCTCGCTGCCAAAAAATCCGGAAGAGGTCACATGAACATCATCCAAATCTTCTTTGCATAGCTCGTCGATGATGTGTTGGTGAGTTTCGGGACCGTAGAGTTTCTTAACCTTTGACTGGTACCGTCCAAGGCTCTCTCTGGCGAGAATACAGGCTCCTGTGAGGGCTTTCTGCTGTTTGTAAGTAAGGACTCCGTTCGACACGATACACACTACAGTGGCTGTCCCACAGGCTATGGCAGGGGCATAGCAGCGGCAAATATCAATTACGGTTTCTTTCGTCGCACCGCCATATTTAGTCCGGCTTCGAGAAAGTGTCTTCTCCGCTTTCGTGGTACACTTCGCCGTAAGAACTGCTGTTGCCACAACTCCTACAGCCGATGCCATAGTGAAGACAATCGGAACCCATTTTGCATCCGCCTTCATTGCCGTTCTCCTTTTCTACGAGTTTGCTAAGAATCCTATCAAGCTTGACTGCCGTGGCCGCACGAAGTTCGGCATCCGTGATTTTTTGCAGGTTCATGATGTTCCCACATACAATCATGACATCTGCCAGTTCTTCCAGAATGCCATCTCTATCACCTTGACCGCGCAGTTCCTTAGAAATTTCTTTCTGAAGCTCGGACAATTCCTCCATAGCGACAATATAAATTTCACTTTTCTTTGTGTTTTTGAGGTGGAGTGCCTGAATGTTAGACATCATATCGTCGGTCATGACCGTATGATTCTCAATTTTTTTCTTAAATTCTTCACGGTCCATCGTTAATCTCCTTTCATGACATCAGTAAGCAGCATAGCCATAGCACGAGTAGCGATATCCTTTACACTCTCACCCTGAAACGGTAGTGCTTGAGAATCCTCGTAATTGCTGGCCTTGATGATTTGCTTCACGGTGCCTGTCGAACCATACACCTTTTTCGCAAGAGCAGCACAGAAGCCAGCCATCGGGTCAAAAGTGTCTGCGTCCATGCATTTGACTACCGTTTTCTCACCGTCGGCCCAATACACAATAGTGGCAGGGCCGTGGTAGATGAGCTTCTTGACCATATATCGTTTATCCATAACAGAGTTCTCCTTTTTCTGAGTGGGCCGTTTAACGAGGGTCATATCGACTTCTGGAACATTATACAGAGCGATACCCGTTTTCGCAGAAACCAAGTCGTATATAGCCCTCATTTCAATTTGGCTTGTACGGACAGCCGTCACCGTCCAGTATTTTTTGTCGTGATCATAGGGAACCGTGACAATATCGTTAATATCAAATTTGGACATCATATTGTAAGCTCTCTTTCCAAGCAAATACGCATCGAATCCGTCCGGTCTTTTCTCAAACTCATACTCGTTCGTAAACCGATTAAACCATACTGCACCATCAGGCGTGTGTATTCCATTCCAGAAATCAATCATTTTGTCTTTACCTCAACTTTCATGGTATACCCGGGGCACCGATTGGCATTTTGGTCATTGCTCACTAACTGACACTCGCGATGATGGGCAATGCAGCATCCGCGGTCCATCTCTCGCCGCCTGCATGTGTTGCAAAGGCATCTCGGAAAGAGCTCCTTGCATTTAGTGTTCTTGACCATTCTTTTCCCCTTCTTTCCAGTTGACAGGTTTATGACTGTCCTCGTTGTAAGGTGTGTTCAGACAGTCATTGCACGGATGCAGATACGACGCCTGCTTGTAATACTTGCAGGTCTTGCAGTACATATCGAAAAAGACTTCTTTTCTACGATTATTCATACGAAGCGAACCTCCCCTGTATTTGTTACAGAATTGACAATGGCATCGGGCCAGTCACCTTTTAGACGTTTTATTGCATCGTCGAAAGTCGGAGCATTGCAACCAAATATCCGTTGGCAGTTCGGAGATTCATCCCAAGGCACACAGTACTCAATGATGAATCGATACAATTTTGTCATCGCGTACTCCTTTACTTCTTTGTCGTGAGAACCACGCGGGTCGTATCGGTGAAATAAGTGACACCATCAATTTTTACCTGAATCTGGTCACTGTCATCGTAGTCTGTCCAGGAATCTACGGTTCCCTCGACAGACTCACCGTTGGGGAGTTCCACATAACCATAGGTATAATTGTATGTCATATCCACAAGCTGCATATTGCAGGCACTGAGGCTTACCGCCAGAAAACCTGACAGGATAATTGCTACTACTTTTTTCATACAGACACCACCTTTTCGTCGTCTTTGTGGTAGCACGTTTCTGACCGAACAATGTTCATTACTTTGTCAACTCTGGCACATGCGTTATGATACTTTACTTTATGGTTTTTGAGATACTTCACCGCCTCGAGAACATCGGCATCGTCTCTGTCTCCCAAAGTATTTCCGATAAGCATCACGATTGCGTTATCGGTTTCCTGCGCAAACTTGATGGCTTCTTCACGAGCTTTTTTCAGCTCATCAATAGCAACCATAGCCATTCCTTTATTCATGCCGGAATCGCCTCATCTTTCTTATCCACTACGGCAACCGCGTCCATAATATCACTGACCAGCTTCTCCTCACGAGTAGGGGCATCGTTGTCGGTAGGATAATGTCCCTCACCATCACATGCAGCGGTAAAATCGCAGTGGGCATTCATACAGCGAGCACGCCAATACTGGGCCATGCGGGTAGCACTACGCAGTTCGTCGTGCAGGCGGATGCTAGCGGTCTCCCACTGTTTAGCCTCGCGCTTCCAGATGTCTGCGTGTTTGCGTTCAACCTGAACATCGCTCTCAGTGGGCTTTCCGGTGCTCACCAGGCCCATTACAAAAATTGTTCCAACAGCACCCATGAAAATACCAGCAATAAAAGTAAACATTGTAATCAAGTCCTTTCCAAATGTCAGCCATAGTCATCGCTGAGAACATGGCATTCGTTGTCGGTTATATGATGAATTTCAATGTTACACGCGCTGCAAATCCAGAACTTCGTGAAATGCCATTCTGCATTAAGGTCTTTCACTTTTTTAAGGTAAATGCAGTCCGCACAACGCTTCTGTTGTTCATCGAGCTTTTTTGCCATTTTTCCTCCGGCTAAAAGAAAAGACCCTATGTTGCCATAAGGTCTTTTGGGAGTTATTTTAGTTTGTCTGTCGAATCCAAGCCGTCTAACACAACTTTGGCCATAGACCCAATAGATACCAACGTAGTAAGATATTGTTTGCTGACTTCCATGGTTCGGGCGTAGTTATTGGCATTCGTTATGTCAATAATTTCCAAAGCACGTTCGTTAGCTCTACCAATATCATTGGCAATTGGTACAAAGTTTCTAAATGCCATCCGTAAGTACATTAGTTGCAGCATTTGGATTCCTTCTTTTGTAATCATACAGATCACACTCCTTTCATACGAGGCCATGAAAATTATGCGGTCATTTTGAACTCGCCATAATACCGTTTGTAATCCTTATTGACATTGAAGTTCCGTTTCTCTTCGTAAGCCCTACGAATACGAATATCAATGAAGGATTTGCTGGTAAGATGATAGTAATACAGGTCTTTAAAAGGAGTGTTCATACGATTGATTCGTCCCTCAGCTTGCTTGGCAACTTTGTAGGAGTATGTTTGCGAATAGAATACTGTCGTGTCAGTGGCGATACAATTCCAGCCTTCAGCTCCGGCTGTGTATTGCACAAGATAGACCCAGCTATCTCCATCTGGTATCGGGTCGTGTTTATGGCCATTCCACTCGGCTACCTCAGCGTCTCCAAAGGTCATTCCACGCAGAATATCAAGCTCGTAGTCGAAATTGTAGAACACAATCATTTTTGGATGGTCCTCAAAAATCTCTAAGAGCTTGACCTGCCGGGAAATATCCGAGTTCACGATTTTCCGAATATCGTAATAGAGCTCTGCGGCGTTGATAATGGGCTCCTGTGTCCAAGGATTTCTACGTGTTTTCCAAAGCTCCTTGACCGCACGGTTGTTAAACTCGGCATAAATCTCTTCATGATGGAGTTGAACGCCACGATGGAAGTCCATTGGAACCAGAATATCCTTCCGTAGCGCGCAGAGCTTTCCCGTATGTACGAATCGGTCAATCTTCGGATACTTCGTGTAGCGCGAATAGACGGCGTGCTCCTGCAAGAACTGGGTTTTGTTCCTGTAAAATCCATTGGCAACAAAGACTGGAATATAATCCTGCCAGGTATCGCCCGGAGTGGCCGACAGAAGAATCCACTGGTTCCGCCTGGTAATTTTCAGAAACGCTTTGACCCAGCTTCCGCTCCCAACCACACGCTGCTCATCAAATATAAAGAAAGCGCCATACGTATTGACATACTTCTGTATATTGTTCCACGAATCCACGACGACTTTGTTACGGTAGAGATTGACTTCGGAATGAGGTGAGAGCAAGAACCGACTCATCTCCTGTTCCCACTCGAGCGTGTCTCGCTTATGGGCAGTGGTGATGATATACAAATCTTTCGGCGGGTCGCCCATAGGAATATAATCACCACCTTGTAAGCTATCGGGGTCACCACCGTTTTGCAAATAGTAGTAGGACAGCGCCGTGATAGATTTGCCGCTCCCAACATCACCACAGAGGATGCAGCCGTTCTTCATTTGCTCGATGGCTTTGATTTGGAAGTCGTATAAGTTAATCATCTTTCATCCTTACACCTCTAACAACGCGATTCCTAGCACTGCAATCAGGAATGCACCGATAAACTTGAATGTCTCAAGCATAACCCGGACCATCACAGTCCAGCCAACGGAAGCAAGTCCCGCAAAGATGCTTGCAAATATCACAGCCGCGGCAATCAGCAAAATGCCGCCAAGAATTTTAGTCATTTTTTACTTCTCCTTCTTCGTAAATGGCACCAGATTCAACACGGACTCGATATGTCCAAGGATGCATGGACTGTGCCAAACTCGCTTTCGGCCCCAAGCTCAACCACAGGCATCCGAATTGTTCGGGAGTATATCCGTTCTCGTAGTAGCAAGCACGGATTTCTTTTTCAACCTCTTCTGTGCACTGAATCTTTCGACAGTCGTATCGAGTGTTTTCAGTGACAGCATATCCCATGCCTTCAGCTACCAACTTATAGAATTCTGGCAATTCACAGTGACACTGTTTCTTTGTCAGATGGTTTACATACGCATTGGCGATCATCTCGTTCTCCTTTCTGCGAATATCAATATTCATGTGGGAACAAAAACGTCGTGTGCCTATGGTCAGATTCGGTGATAATCCATATTTTTTGAGACGGGTATCCCTCTCGACGGTATTGGCTCATAAGGCAACCGCCATTTTCGAGAGCGTCGTTATTGATAGCTTTGTCACAAAGGTCGCCCCAGTCACAGTCTGAATGGCGACTTAGACTTTCCCCGACAAACACAGCAAAATCAGAATCTGAGCGTTCCTCGTCTGCCACGCCACAAGTTATGCAAACTTCACCAAGCTCAAACTTTTTCATCGGTTTCTCCTTTCATCAATTCGCAAAGCTTCTGAATTAACCGTCTATCGCTCCATGGCGGCAGGAAATATACAGGCGTATACCAGTAGTTTTCGGTTGAATCTCCGCTGCACATGGGGTCTGTCAATGTATTCCCTACTTTTACCACAGCAGCAATCCCCAGCATCGACAGCTGAATATAGCACATGAGGGCGACAGTTTCGTCGATGTCCTGAGCATACATCAAAATGTAATTCTGAGCATTGAGGTTCTTTTCTGCGTACAGCTTCCGATAGGTATGATACCCTGCTATAAGTGTGGCTCCGGCACCGCACGCAGGATCGTTGACCGTTTTCACGCTGAAAATATCATCCCCGAGGCTACAGCTTATATCGGCCATGAGCTGACAGACATGATACGGTGTGAAAAATTGTCCGTTGTGCTCATTGCCAAGGTCTAAATCCATAAAGAGCTTTCCAAGATAGTCCTGCTCAGGATTTTTATCAAGAGCGCAAATCACTAAAGCGGCCAATTCGGGAAAGACTTCGGCTTCTGCCTTGGAATACTTCTTAATAGTCCGCAAATACCGTTCTTCACGAATATCATAATGCTCCTTAGTCTGGTCCACCGCATTGGAAATGGAACAGGCCAACAAAACAACAAAGTCTTCCCAAATTGTCC